CAAGTCTTGTCCTGGAACTAGGTTAGACTCGTCTACTTCTATAAGTAAGTTACCAGACAATACCGCATTATCAACAGCAAGACGCATAAAGCCATTCATCAATGTCTGGGTATCATCCATGTTCTCAGCTAAACCAATACCAAAGAAACTATATGGGTTAATCTCGTATGGTGCGGAACAGTACGGAATACGCTTGGGTGTGAATGGATTTATTACTAATCGTAGTATTTCATCATTACATACCCAACAGTTAATCTGTATCTCTTCTTTCTTTTTTAGTTCCTTTGGTAGTTTAATACCTGCTTCTTTAGCTATCTCAGTATCTACTGTACCCCAGAACTCTACAACTTCAAATCTTTCTACTCCACCGTAGGAATCACCACCATCAGAGTCTATACCATAGCTATCTGACTCTATGTCATCTTCCCACCACTCACGAGTGTAGTCTTCACCATACTCTATGGCTCGTTCTATTGCTTTTACTCTAAAAAATGGACGCTTCTTTAATGCTCTAACCTGAGATCGTGTCATACGATGACGCTCAATAACATACATAGCATCATCCATATTAATAGCATCAGGATCAGGATAGAAGTTCCATATAGATGTATACTCTACTTTAGGTATAGTCTTAACAAGTGGCTCATAGTCACCCTCATCATTCCAGTTAGGGTATTCTTTATTAAAAGCAAATGGACCTTTCATTATACCTGTACCAAACAGGACACATTCAAATGCAGAGAACCTAAGATGCTTGGTAGCAGCTGACTCTTCTAGCTGATCTCTAATCTTCTTCTCCATTTTCTTAGCAGCAATCATAGCTGGTTCAAATGTAATAGAGGATTGAGTTTGACCTACACCTTTTTCTAGGTTTTCTATTCCTTTTAACTTATCTTCTAGTGGTCCTAGCTTGGCTAGTAATGTATCAGCAGTTTCACCTACGTTAAAATCTTTACCATCACCATTAAATCCATATACCAATGGGAGATCAGGCATTTCTGGTTCTTCTTCCATACCAGCAGGTTTTTTAGGATCTATATGGGCAGCTTCAACCACACCATCAGGTAATGTAGTAGGTTCTACACCAATTGGAAATCTATTCTGGCTAAACAGTACATCACATAGCTGACTAAACGCTGCTAGTACTTTTGTTTTAGTTACCTTGATAAAGACGCGAGACTTCTCAGCATCTGTAAACTTAACATCAGGACCATAGATACCTCTATAGTTTCTATAGGATTGTAACCACCGTGCCTCATCTGTATATCGTGCAGTCTTAGCACCAGTATATTTTTTCTCAATATAACTTATAAGATCATCATATTCAGTAGATTGATTAGAATCCTCTAGTGCAGTATTCTCATCAGTATCTAAAAAATCATCAGCCATTTAGTATCCAAACATATTATCAGAAGGTTTCCAGCGTTGTTTAGGGATATTTTCCCATGCTGTAGTCTTATTCATTGGTCTTGACATTACCATATACCTTAGTGCGTCATATAAGTGATCTTCAGACTTTGTATCTACATCCTCTGGATTACGCTTATCTAACGGTAGTGCAGGTAGCTGACTTATTAAATTACGGCAACTATCCATTATAATTAGTTTAGGTTCTTCTGTGTCTTCATCTAACTGTAGACGCTTGTGCATCTCTATCTTACCTGCTACCCTAGATCCTGGAGATCTGTCAGAAGGTCTAAACCTACATCCTTCTTTGTTCATTGCTTCTGCAATAGATGGACCTACGTCACCTCGCTTGGCCCAACAGGAACTGTCTAGTACAGCATCATATATTCTACCATCAGGTTCTTCAGCATCTAGTATAGCCCATGCTAACTTGTCTGCTGTCAGTTTATTAACATATAACTCACGATAGATCCAAAGAACATCATCGTAATCAATAGCTCCCCAAAGAACAGCAGAATGAGAAGAATAACCAAAGTCGCATGATCTGATCTTAGTCCAGCCACTAGGTACTTTAAATGTTTCGACCGTGTGAATATCTTTATCAAATTCTGGAAACGCTCCATCCTCGACAACATCCCAATTCCCATATAAAAACTGTTGGCGTTTGGCCTCTGGTAGTGACCCCAACATTGATACATAACTATGGTCTTGTGTCAAGTACGGATTATCCCATACTGACGCTGCAATAAACTTACGACTAATACCAGATACTATTTCCTGTCCATTAGCAGTAAATCTTACTTCTTCTACAAACCTTTTACCATGTGGTGCAGGGTCTATAAACATCTTCTTAACCCATGCAGATCCGATATTTCCTGGATTACCAGTTGCTCTCATCTGCAAGGGTATACTTGTATCTACTGTTCTTAACGATGACCTAAGAAAATGCCATATATCTGCATTGCCATATTGCGGAAGCTCGTCCACACCGATCCATGTATATGATTGGCCCTGATATCTAAGTGCATCTTGTAAGTTTTCACAGTATCCAAACTCTATTCTTGCTCCACTTGGAAAGTGCCAAGTGTTTTCTTGTGCCTTAAACTTAGCACCTTTAAATGCTTTAGGATATATCTGTTGTGTCTGAAAGATAACATCCCTTAACTCTGGCATAGACCTACGCAATAGTAATGCTCTATGTGCAGATTTATGTGCAAACCTTAATGGTGCTATTAGTAGACTATAGGTTTTACCACCACCTCTAGCCCCACCATAAAATACTTCTCGTTCTCCTGCTGCCAGAAACTCTGTCTGTGGACCTTTATTAGGTTCAAATGCAACTTCCTGTTCTGGTGCAACTGTATCGTTAGGAAACTCAAATGTCTCTTGTTCTATATCACTAGATTTAGCAGTGGCTTTTTTAAGTCTACGTTTTGCCTGTTCCGCTTTAATGCTAGTCTGTTTAACTGTATTCTTGAGTCGCTTGACTTTCTTCTGTTCTTTATTGAGATTGGCTTCTCTTTTCTCTCTACGAGCATCAAGTTCTTCTTTCGTCCAAGCAAGTTTGTGTAATCTGGTAGCAGATAATTTCCTATTGGTTTCATTTTCTAACCACCCTGCAACCTTTCTTACTGGTTGTTGATCTTCTCTAATCTTTACTATAGCTTCTTCTAGCTTGGTCAGTACCTTTTTATCTGGATAATAAAAAGATTTATCTTGACCCTTCTTAGCTGGATCATAACCATATGGCATTATACCTATAGATGGTATTGGTTTAGTCTTACTCCTCGTCTTCATCTTCGTCTTTATTTAGTGGAGGTAAGACAACTACGGCTGATGGTGTACCCTTATGCTCTATCTTCTCAGTACGAACTAACCCTACTCTGTCTAGTACTTCTTTAGACGCTGCCAGTCTTTCCCTGTTACCTAATGCACTGGGATCATCAATAACGCTAACCATAGACAGTACTGCTTTAGGTGCATTGGCTGCTAGTACATATTCGGCTCGTTCTATTATTTCTTCTTTGAGCCTCTTGATTATTCTGGCAGGATACTCTGACTTAGAATACCCTGCACTATCCATAGCAGCCCTAAAGTTACCATTCGCATCGTTAAACAGAGCGTCTAGAAATAGACTTTCTTTTTCAGTTAGGCTAGTCTTCACTTACCCATACCTTTTCTAGTAATTCCACCATACTTCATTCCATAGGTTTTCTTACCGCCTTTGTACATTCCACCCTTACCAAATGATTTACCCCTAGGCATACCACCTTTACGGAGATTTAAATCATCCTCGTCAGTACGAAATGCACTTTCGCTAGAGTCTATTACCAATCCTGACTTTAATACTCTTTTACCACCACTATAATCATCAGGTTTACTTTCTGCTTTTTTACTTATAGTGCTTTTCTTTTTATTTTTAGGTAATTCTTTATCTGCACCACCTACATCTTTTGTAGTAGGTTTCTGTGCAGATCTCTTTTCTTGTGTAGCCAGACCTTGAGCAGCTTTTTTAGATGCTATCTTTTTCTCAGTAGTTGCTATACCTTCAACATCTTTATTTCTTTTTCTAGGAACTTTAGGTTTTGGTCTTGGTTTAGGTGGTTTATTTTCTGCACCTTTGCCTATGCTAGGCATACGAACAGGTGCTTCTGATTCTTGCATCTTCTTGTTTTCCTTAAACGTGTCACCTACGTCTGTTTTCTGAGTATTTTTTTGTACTACAGATAAGTTTGCTTGTCTGGATTTCTGGTTAGGAGATACACCAGCGGGTTTACCTTTTTTTACTATACCTTTTCCAGATGCTGATTTGTCAATGTCTTTATTATTAGAACTTTGTAGTCTTCTGGTATTCTTAGCTCCCTCACCTACATCAGATTTAGCACCTGACTTAGTAAGTGTTTTTTTAAGACTAGCTTGTGCCTCTTTTAGATCAGACCTTAAATTTCGTAACTGTTTTTCTATAGACAGTTTTTGTGAAGAAGATGCTTTTGCTTTTTTATCTTCTAGCTGTTTCTTTTTATTTTTTAATCGTGTAAGTTTTGTTGTAGCTGTTTGATTTGGAACTGACATATTAATATCCCTTAGATCGTTTAGTTGCTCCACCGTATCTCATATTAAGACCAGCAGTATATTTCTTTTTAGGTGCTTTATACATCCCACCCATACCAAAAGGTTTAGCTTTTGATCTAGGCATACCTCCTCTACGGAAGTTCATTTCTTCTTCTTCTTCTAGTTCTTTCCAGTTGTCAGAAAGACCAAATTTACTCATACCTCTATCTGTAGAGTCTACAGTTAATGTACCAAAAGGTGTCTTATATTCTTTTATTCCTTGTTCAAACCGTCCTTTTTTCTTAGGAGGGTCTTTCTTAACAGGTTTTTCTACTTTTGTATCTACTTTTTTAACTTCTTTTTTATCTTTTTTAGGTGGTTCTTCTTTATTATTTACTATAGGTCTAGGTTTTGGTTTAGGTGGTACAGGTTTTGTAACTTCTTTTTTATCTTTAGCACTAAGAGGAGTAGGCCGTTGAGAGACATTTTTTAATTCTCTAGCATTTGCATCTAATTCATTATTTCCTGTTCGTTTTCGGGTACGATCTTTCTTTAATTTATCTTCTGTTGTACCAGAAATAGTTTTAAAATCTGGACCTCCTGTTTTACCTAAATAATCAACCCCTAAAACATATCCTGCAGCAGTAACTGCTCCTAATCCAACTTTAGCAATTACTTTCTTCATACTATCTGGAGTTTTTGCATTATTTATTTGTTTTATATCTGCTACACTGAGATCAAACCCTTTGCCATTAGGTCCAGTAAATGTTTTTGTTCCTGATTTTGAACCTGCATCTAAATTACCCCATATTTTCTTCATCTGGTTTGCAATTTTTTCATCACCAAAGTATTTAACTGCATCTTCTGGTAATTTAGCTTGATTTAATTGGGTAGGTCTTGTTTTTACAGGTGAGGATGTACCTTTTGGCATTGGAGGTAGAGGTTTTGCACTAGTTGCTACGGATTTTGATGCATTTTTTAACTTATCGGCAGCTACCTTAAATTTACCTATTCCTCCAGTTCCACTAAATTTACCTGCTTTTAAATCAGGTTCTAGTGCTTTTTTTGTAGCATCAGGTAAATTTTTCCATGCATTATAAGTTCCTTCACTAAACTTTGAACCTACTAATTTTGATAATGAGGCTACTGCTGATGTTGCTCCTGTTTTTTTAGAACTTGATGCCATTTTTTTATTTCCTTTGAATAAATTGCTAAATGCTGATAGTATTTTTTTCTGTATACCCATAGGGTACTGATATATTAACGATGGATTTCTAGCTAATGCGATACCTGCTTTTACGGTAATTCCTGCTATAGAAGCTATCTCAGCAGCGTCTACTACAGGATTATTTATTATTGTTTTTCTTCCAGTAGGATTATCAAACATATCATATGTATTACCTGTTCGGTCTACATTACTTGCATAATCCCTTGTTTCTGTTTTGGGGTTGTATACCCCTTCTTGAAATCCTGCCCTTGCACCTCGTCTTAATTTATCTTCTCTGTATTCTTTTGAAGCACTAACAATTTCCTTATTACTTCTATAAGGTACACCCATTTTATAGGCTTTATCTCTTAACTCGCTTAGTAACTTTGCATTTCTTTCATAATCATCGTCTTTATTTTTATTAGATGGTCTTACACCATAAGACCTAATAAAGTTGTCTTCAACTTCTTTTAGTCTACTTTGCAGTTGCCGTTGTCTAAGACTTAGTTTAGGAGCCATTATTTCCCTTTACCAATACCATTAAATAAGTCAAATAGGGTACGGACTTTTTCCTTGAGGATCTCCGTATCTGAGTGTAGTTTAGCTAAGATTACTATTAGTGTTATTAACCCAAATATAATGGGCCATATACTTGTCGCTACCTCTACTATTTCCATATCTCATGTTCTTCTAGTTTTTCTTTTTGGCTGCATACGTCTATTTTTAGACTTTGAGATTACGGCTAGATTACTAGGTCTGTTATCTCGTGCATTACCATTTTTATGATGTACTTCTTTACCTTTTGGTGGTTTTAATTTACTGTTAGCAGCATTACGTCCTGCCCTACGTTTCTTTTGTACAGGTTTAGCATGATACTCATCATACTCTTTCCTATA